GCCTTTCAATGCCTCGATTAAACTCATTTATTATCTCAGTATCGTCTAGCGCTTTACCTTGAAGCTGCTTTCTTGCTACCTCACCTATCTCGTCTGCCGCTTGCCGGTTGATTTTCTTTAGCTTAATGAGTTTATCTTTTACAGTTTGACCTGCGACATTGTGCGGCCTATTGCCCTGCAAAAATAGCTTATCAGTCATTCCTCTCTTGCGAATCTTGACCATTTCGGCCATTTTCTTTTTGTCGATAGGTGTCGAGCCTTTAACGGGCTGTATTACGCCAGGATCAAAGCCTTGCTTGATAGCCTCTTTTGCAATCGGATCGCTCTTTACTTTGCCTTTTGCGTTTATTGTGTACTTTGCAATATCTCCAGAGTTGTCACCTTGCAATATTCTTTCGGCAATAGCTTTTTTGTATGGCGTTTGAAATTTAGATACATCAGTCCCTTGTGGGATTGCGCTTGCCGCATCGTCAGCAATGTCTGGAGCATCTTTTGATACCGCCGCAATTATTGGTGAGCCTGTTCTATTGGCTGTGTTTCTAACTCTAGCCGCCTGAACACCTCTTAAACCTAATAACTCTGGAATAGCATTAAAAGCGACCTCTCCAGCCGCGCCTAAAGCGCCAACCCCTTCGGGTGAAAGGCCTAACGCTTCACCGGCTGCCACCCCTGATTCTCCGGCAAATTCTTCCGCTTCGCCCATAAAAGAAAGCGCATCTCCTAGCTTTTGGAGCTGCTGCCTGCCTTGAGGCGTTTTAGCCATGAATGTTAGCTGCTCTTGTCTTTTTTTGACGCGCTCTGCTGGGTCGTCATCAATAACCCCTGCTGCCGCGCCAATACCCTCTAAACCACCTATTATACTCGCCGCTGTTCCGGTTAAAGCTGTCAGTAAGCCCTCGCCAGTTCCTAGTAAGTCTCCTACTGTTCGCCCAGTTCCCGCTATTGGAGCTGCCGATACCGCTGATAGCGAGCCTTCGCTGGGAGTCTGCTCGACTTCCAGTTGTTCAGTTTTTAGCTGCCCACTCTGCGCCGCATCAGGCAGTGTTGCAAATATTTGTGAGAGCTCAGCTTCGGTAGGCGGCGAATCGCCTTCAATCTTTACTGTTCGACCAGTCTCTGGGTCTTGTATAGTATAAACAGGCATTACTGAACCTCGATTATCTTAAATCGACCTACTGACTGCTGAGAACTTCCATTAGATTGAGGTTGAGCGCCTCTTGCTTTGGAGAGTATGAATTCCTCAACCGTGCCGCCCTTTCGCAAAAACCTAAGTTGCTCCAAAGCTACTTTCCGAGCCTTTTTTAGCGCCGCCTTCTTTCTTTTTAGGTGCGCCTTCAGATCTTCTTCTTGCATATTCACAGGAAGCGCGGTTTCTTTTAGTAAAGATAGCTCCGATTCGCTTATCGCGCCTAATGTCACCTGAGATAGTCGATTTAGTGTCTCGTCACCTAAAATCTGCTGCAACTCTATAGTTGCGGCATTGATGCTAGGGAAGAAGCTTTCAATTCTCCCTGTGTCAGCCCCATCATCTATCGCCTTAACCGCCCTATCAATATTGTTTGCCCCTCTATCAATGCCTTTGACCTGCTCATTTATGGAGGCTATGTCTTTTTGGCGTCTCGCTCCTTTCGCCTGACCTTCTGCCTCGGCCTCTTTTATTTTCTTTCTTGCTTCAGCAACAGAGCTTGCGGTTATCTCTTTCCCGTCAGCAGTTGCGCCTTTGAACTCGCTTGTGTTCGGATTAAAGACAAAAGGGACTCCGCCGATGTCAATTGATTGACTTGGCGCTTTTGTTCCGGCTCTAGACTCAATCCCAACCTGTCTGCGTGCAGCAGATTTTTCTACTTCGGTAGCCTGCGGATCATTCAGTATGTTAAGAGCCCTCTGAAAATCGGAAGATGCGCCGCCTTCCTGGCTGCTTTGAATTTGCCCAAATTGCTGCCCAACTTGAACAGCTTGCTTTGCACGCTGCTTGATAAGATCAACATCTTCAGTTCTTCCAGACTGCAATCTTTTTATTGCTCCATCTATAACCGCTTTGTTAGCATCATTCATAAATGGCTTTTGTCGCTGCAAAAAGCTTACCGCTCCAGATACATCGCCTGATTCGAGCATTCCGCTTACATTGGCACCTAAAAAAGCATTATTTCTTATGACTTCCCGCTGTTGATTAATTCTTTGCTCTACCTCGGCCTGTCCGGCCTGAGATTGCAGAAGCCGCTCTCTAATAGGGAGTAGCCTATCCTCTCTTTCTTGCTGTCTATTCAATCGGAATGCCTGAGCTATCGGGGAAAAATCCAAACTTCGCCCCCGCCCAAACTCAAGCAATAGATTTGGATTAGACCCTCTAATCGCCATATGTAACCCCTATAGAGCCATAGTCAATTAATGCGTAACCTTCGTGATAATGCACGGCTTCTGGATTTTTGTTTAAGACATCGCCAGCCATAACTCCCGTTGCCGAACCTTCTAGGCCGAAAAGACTTTTAGCTAAATCATTCCAGTTCCACTGCCATTTTTGATAGCCATTCTCAAACCCTATAGGCTCTAAATCTTGCTTGAGCCTTGTGTCTGAAAAGAATAGGGATGCTAGGCTTATTAAACCCTGAGTTGTTTCTTGTTGATTTGCATTTCTAGCTGCCGCCCCAGCCGCCGCTATATCGCCACGTCCGGTTAATAAGTTAGCTATATTTGTGCCTTGCCCTATCGCCGTATTTGCTTGGCTAGTAGCAATGCCTTGACCTAGGTTTAATAGGTCGCCAATACTAGCAGCTTGTCGGTCTATTAGCGGCTGAGAAGATAGCAATACATTGTTTGATAGCTGCTGCAGTGTATCACCGGACGAGAGCCTGCCTTGAGCTGCCGCTGCTCTATTGGTTTGCTGGTTTGCGTTTTCTAGAGCCAACTCAAATAGCGGATTGTTTTGCAAAAAATCAAACTGAGCTTGAGGGTCGGTTAGAAATCCAGCCTGATCAACTGCCTGCTGAGCAATGTTAGCGAAGGGTTGAAAAAAACCTTGAGCCTCAGCCCTGGATTGTAATTCTGCCCTTATCGCCTCGTCTTGAAATTGCTCTTGAATTCTCTGAGCCTCTTCCAGTTCAAGCTCAGTCTGCCCGCCAAAAAGATTTAGCGGGTCGCCAATTCTCTGTCGATCTTCCTCATCGACCAGTTCGCCGGTAAATAAATCAATACCGCCTGCGCCGATGTCTGCTACTTCAGAAGTCATGATTTTTCCTCAAATTCATCCAGAGACACCCCTAGAACCCATTGATCATTAAGCTTGCCGTTTTTAAGATATGATGCCCTTACAAGCCCCTCTTCTTTAAAACCAAGCTTCTTTGCTACATTATACACTGGTTTATGGCAAGTTCCCACAAAGCCCAGCACCTTCAAAACACCCTTTGATTTGAGCCATCGAAGGAATGCGGCACCAGAATCCACCGCCATATCTTTGAAATCTTTTGCTGCATAAGGATGAATCTCAACTGTTTTTGTATTGCGCTGCTGAACCCTGCATACAGCAATTACATTTCCATCAAGCTCTGCTTTAATCCATCCGTCATTGTATGAAGTGACTGGGTTGAAGTCATCATAGCTAGCGCCATCCTCCCCCACTAAATGCCAAATATGCTTAGCTACACCCCTAACCTCTTCTTTGTCTGCAATATCAACTGCGATCATGCTATAACACTGCCCGATAAGAAATAGTTGACACTCACAGCAGAATCCAACTGTATTTTTATTTCATAAAATGGATTTATTTTCTGTGTTGCTAACTCATTAAAAAATACTTTCTTGCCCACCCCGGCGGGGATTGTTTTTTTGCAAAACAACAAATCGGAAGACTGGTTGTTGATGTACACAGAAACCGCAACTTTGCTTGATGAATTGTTTGTTGCGACCAAAAAGGGCGTTACAACAGACCCCTCTGGAGTTGCATATATAGTTGTGAGCGTGGTAGTAGAAAGACTCCCGAACTCCAATGTTTGAGGTGTTCTAGACATCACTTAGTCTCCTGCTCGGTAGCCCAAAGATTAACAACAAATCTGGTGTTGTTGGTATTTGTTTCTCCGACCGTCTCGATTAGACAGCCGCCCTGACAGGCGATAGGGTTTGGCAGCTTCTTAAATACATCCCCTTCAATGTCCGAATCAAACGGCTGATTATATACTTTCTTCACAACAGCCGCCGAGCTTTCATGGGCATATATATATATATTACCCAGCACACCACTAGACCCCGAAGCTCTGCGCATAGATACACTTATTCCGTCTATCATAAACTTTCTATTAGATGGAACCCACCAAAACGCCTGCTGAGAAATCCCATCCTCTGCAGGCATGTGAGCCTGCACCGTTGCAGCAGTGCTGGCTGTAGCAGTTATTACTCCTTCGTTTGTCTCGCCAGATCCAGCGGTCAAAACCTCTATTCTATTAACCCCTAGATAAGAATTTAGCGTTGTAACATCAGTTGTGCCGTTCATTGTCACAGTCTCAGACACCTCTTCAAAGCTACCATTGACGCCCTTTATGCTTACGGTTCTTGCGCCGGTGCCACCAGATGCATCATTTGCACTTGAAGATGCAATTTCCATGGTTTCTGCGCTTGAAAGCTTGCTAAGTCTTCCTCCGTTAGTCCATACAGTCTCAACAGCAGCAGCATCTATATCTGGATTTTCACCAAAAACCCTATAGTTTTGAAACCCCTCACGCCTACCCATTTCAACGTCAATCTTGAAGTCATCATTTCTTACGGGTTGAGCGCTAGCCCTAAGAGGCACGATTGAATCAAAAGGGAAAGATAGATTTGTTTTCTGACCCGCGATAGTTTGCAGGGCAAATGATGTTTGATTGCTTGCCGATGTATTTTCAAACTCTATCTTTGCATATTGGTGGGTTACTGTTAGCCGCTCAGGAGGGTTAAACCTTGATGTTAATATAGTTCTTGTTAGCGTTACATCTGCTGCAGCTCCGTCTGTGCTGAACATAATTCTAAGCTCACCATCTTGATCAGCATAAGAAGCCACGCTTATTGCAGGGTATTTAGAAATATCTACCCATGATGATGAAAATGATTGCCCTGCATTTAAAGGACTGCTAGACGATAAATCATCAATGACTCGATCTATGTTACCTGGCACAAAACTCATATTATCAACCATTCATCGGTTTCTACTGTGTAGATCATATCAATCAACACGTAATCCTGCACTATCACAACGTTTGAATCGCCATCCACATTTTTGCCGTTACCGTCTATTGTTACACTGCTGGTTACGGTTGTTTTTACCTTAACTCTTGATTGATCGACAGGCTCGGACGGTAGGGTTACTGTAAGCTCATCACTGGCGATCGCAAAATCATAATCGAGAGCTGTATAATTCGAAGAGGTTGAAACGTAATTAAACTCAGGCCTCCCGTTTATCTCAGATAGATAATTAAGAGAATCGAACTGATTTAGTCCGTCTAGAAAATCTGATATATCATCATCGCCGCCGCCTGTTCTTTCCCACAACTGGAAAATAATAAACTGTATCTGCTGCAGATAATCAAGTACCGATGGATCATCTCTAAACTTGGCCGGTATTGGCGGTTGAGGCGGTGGATTTACGTTGGTCATCAGTAGCCAGCCTCTGTTATGTCAATATAAGCCTCATAAATTGATATAGGCACAGGATCCGTATAGGTGAGGCGCAATATAATGTCATAGAAAGATATCATTTGATCCCACTTTACCACTAGATTGTGCTCGCCTTGGCGACCCGTCCTAACCCATGAGCCCTCGGCAAATGAGCGGCCACCGTCGATGCTGTATTCAATCCTGATTCTTGGGTTTTCGCCTTGACCAGATATAAGCCCTGTTCCAGTCTCTAAAGTCATTCTAAAACTGGACATTTCAAGCCTCTTTCCGATTGGAAGCCCTAGAGACTTCGAATTTATAGATCCGGTTGTTCGAACTCTGTGAATTGCTGATCCGTTATCGTCAAAAGTATCAGGGTCTAATTCCAACAAATCCCCTGTGTCGTAATCAGAAACCAACTTTTTCCCGTAAGCATTGGCTATGGACGTACCTTTGTACATTCCCTTTGAGTCGTCAGATGATGTATTAAACCAACCAGAGCGCCCCAAGCTTTCAGATAAATCAAATGTCACGTTTTCAGTCGGAAACGTTAGCTTGTAAAAGTTCTCACCCTGGTAGGTGTAGGTGTACCCGATTGCATCATCTTTCTTTGTCATAGCTTGGATCTGTCTTGATACCGAATCATTAGAAACGACCTCTTTTGTTCCTCCAACAATTCGATAGACTCGATCATCATTGCCTAGCCAATACATAAAATTATCTGTACTCGCAACTGAATGCCTTGCACTCGTTCCAACCTGCTGCAACTGAGTTTCAATCCTAGAAAATGGCGGTCGCCCTGAGCCCGAATTGTAGTAAGAATCAATTGTCTTTGCGCCAATCAAATAAAGCTGCTGCTTAAATGCGTAAACCCTAATTAAGTCGTCTGGGTCACTTTCGGCTCCAGCAATATCAAGCCCGTTAACCGTAGAGCCATCACCTACAGCGGAAACCTTAAAAAACCTATCAGACGAGTAAATGAATTGATTGTTTAGAAATGTCACTGACGTAACATTTTGTAAATTGGAGTCTGATTCAACTGCCAACGTTGATCCATCGTATTTATACGCCTTCCCCTCTCCGTTAGTGAAGTGGAGGTTTGATCCATCGTCAGCAAAAATGCATCTTTCCGTGCCAGTGACAGCGCCTAAGCTTGTATGCGTACCGTTAACATCAATGCTATATAAAGAGTTGCCAACGACCCTATACAGCACACCATCCATAGCATGCATACCGCGATCAATCCCGGATGTTGTAGAGCCAAATGACTTTCGTCCAGGGTAAGGGGATAAAACAAACTGAGTCTTCCCCTGCTCGACCACTTCGGGGATTAGATTTTGGGTAAACTGGCTTGATAGTGGCTTTGATTTGGCTTGAAACGTACCGCCAGCAAGATTAACAGGTACGCTTCTATGACTCATGGCGTTGACCCTGTAAGCTGAACTCTTGGCCGGCCGGCCACTTTATTTTTCTTAGAGCGACTATTTGCACCCTTGATTGCATTAATAAACCTTGCATAAAAACGATCTGCTCTTGCCTCATTCGATGCGTATTCATTAGCAGCCCATAGGCACCCAAATAGATAAATATCAGGGTAATTGGTTAACACTGCATTGGTCGGATTTGATGAGCTCAAGCCGTTTGTTAAATCCGCGTAATAAGTGTATTCAATGTTGTAAGTTTGATCAGGTGCCACATTAAAGACGATGTTATCGCCCTTAATTGTGTACTCGATCGGTCTGCCTGTTCCGGTTCGATCTGACATTGCCATGGGTGAGCGCCATTGTAGCTCGCCTGATGCGTCACTTACCTCAAGCCGTGCCTCTCTCATTTCCAAAAAATCGGTTGGCAAAGACTCGGTTTTGCTGGAGATGGTTAAGCCGGATGAAGTTGTTTCAAGCTCTTTAACGTGCAACTGCTCTTGGTCATTGGCGAACATCTCTTTTTCGACCATCAAAATAAAATCATCGACCAAAACAGAGACATCTTCTCGATGTGACCACTTGCCTATTGACTCTCTTAAATCTGAGTAATTTGACAACGCCATTAGATATTCCCGCGCTTAGTTCTCAGTGCTCGCCAGTCTCGACTATTCAGTCTAGCGATCAGCCATGTTTTATTAGACTTATGAAAAGGCCATGGATTTCTGCCCATTCGCCTAAGCTCATTTGCCCAATCTTCGATCACGATAGGAGGGATAGAGGCAACTTTATGCATATCCCCTTTGAAATTACCAGAATCAGCATTTAAATCAGCTTTGTTAGCATTAATAAATGGCTCAACGTCTTGAGAATGCTTAACAGTGACGCGCTTCTCGCTCTTGTTATACTCAATCTCTTCGGTTATTCCGGTTGCAAGATCGGTTTCGATCAGCTTTTTCATATTCTATCGGCGAATTACGATTGCGCCAAAAACCGCGACAGCATTAGTGCTTGCTCCATCGGTTTCAATCTCAATAGCCTCTCCTGCTGCAACTGCGTTTTCACCGCTTGGGCGCGATGTATCAACGTCACCAGCCGCACTGCCGGCGTTTGCGATAGTAATTGCGCCGTTTGTCATAGCAGTGCCGCCGATCTTAGGCGTTATTGTTGCGTCAGCCGTAGCAATTGCGCCGTTTAATGCAGTTCGAATTTCCACTACCTCGCCCGAAAACTCATCAGGAACAGGCACGTAAATCTGCCCAGCAGTAGAAACATCTGCAATATAAAAAGGCAATGTTACTTTGTTTAAATTAAAAGCGCTCATTATTCGTCTACCTCTTCAATCGGTGACTTACCTGAAGCTTTTTTTACCGCCTTAGCGACATCTAATGCCTCTTTTGGTAGCTCCATAATATTATGAATACGATAGCCCTTCTCATTTGTAAGAATGCTACCAGACTCATTATCTCGCTTATTTCGCTCAGCAAGCACAACTCTGCCGTCTTTGTCTTTGTACTTAAAAGACTTTAAGATCATGTATTTTTTAGCCATCTTTAATTACCTTAAAAGGGGCTTTCGCCCCTTATTTTATGAAGTGGTTAAGTCGAACACGCCGCCGCTTGCAGCTTCGTTACGAGATTCTAGTGTGTATTCAGATAAAATCTGAACTCGATCACTATCACCTGTTTTCGACAATGGAGTTTCTTCAAAATCTCGAAGAGTCGCCATAGCCCACATATCCATTTCTAGCACCAAGCAATCACGAGATCGCATGAACCGATTAGGCATTACCATTAGCTCGCCAAAATCAGACACATAAACATCAATAGCTGCAACCAATCGCTTGTCGGCTGCGTCTACATTTCGAGTTGCGTTGCCTGAGAATGAGGACATTTGCTGTTTGTTGAACGAGCCAACCATGATGGTATCGGGCTCGCCGCCGTTATCCCAGATTGAAGACAATACAGTCTTTAGGTCTTCTTCCAGGAAAGCTCGCTGCGTACCATCAGTCCGTGCGTCAGTGCCATCACCCGTAGGATCTGCACCAGTTGCCCCAAAGTCGGTATTGGTAGCAAGCCATGCAGGAACACCCGCAAGCTCTCGCGCTGTTGTATCGTTACCAGCCACTTGAGCGTTGTTCGCCAGCAAAGCAGACTCCATGTCTCGCTTAAGCTCTTTTGAGCGCTTAAGGATTTGATAGTCTAACTCGTCACCTCGTCCTGCAGAAAGCACTTTTCGCTGAGTGCCGGTAACACGTGCCACTTTATCTGAAATTTGAGTGTAGTTACCCACACGAGTTGAAGCGCTTGACGCATCGGTTGTCGCATCATCACCCTCAATAACTGCGTTTGATGCAGAGGCAGATGCAAGGCTATCTGTTTGCCACTCATGCTGCGTTGCGGTTGCTTCTATCTTTGCAATACCGCTCATAAATGGTGTTTTGGTTGGAGAGATGTCATAAATAACATCGGCTAAATCTTCGCGGTTACCTACCGCATCATAACTTGAGAAAGTATCGGCTGGCTGTGCCATTTTGGGCTACCTCTTTAATTGTCGTTTAAGCTTTCGCACTCTTAACGCATCTGCATCGCTTCCGGTTTTCTTCAACCTGGCTTGAGCTTCTTCTAGCTCAACTTGCAGACTTGTCTTTGCTGATTTTTTTGGCTTTGTGACAATTGGTGCTTTTCGCACTTTCTTTTTTGCTACGTCAGATCTTGTCTGAGTGGCATCAAATCTAGCTGCTCTTAATACAGTCTCCCATGCTCTGGCAGTCTGTATCTGCTTTACCTCTTGATCACTAAAGCCTTGCTTTTGCATGTAATCCTGAATCATCTTTGCATCTTTCTCGAATTGCTCTGTAGGGTCGTTGACGCTGCCCCACTCAGGGTGCTTAGAAAATAACTTCTGGCTTTCCGCTGCTGCATCTACGTTGCTTTCCGATGCTGGACCTGCCCTTAGCTTTTTCGCCTCTTCGATTGCCTTTTTTCGCTTTTCGAGCTTTTCTTTCTGCTCAATGTATTTTTCAGGGTCATACTCTCTGAGATCATCCCAATCAATACTAGAATCATCCTCTGTAACGATTGCCTCTAATTCAACAATTCGCTCCTTCAATTGATTCTGCATTTCATTAAACTGCTCGCGCTCCGCATCAAACTGCTTGCGTTGCTCGGCTAGCGCCATTGTCTTTTGGCGATAGTCCTTGTCTTTCATGTAGCCTGATTTCCATTCTTCGATTTGGCTAAGGGGTATCTCTTCGTCTCCGAGCTCAATATAAAACTCGTCTTCTTGAGATTCCTTGCCTTCATCCAGGCTGTCATGTGGTTCGTCAGAGTCTGCCGCCTCAATCTCTTCTGATTCTTCCGTCTTTACGGCTTCTTCAGTTTCAACCTCTTCGGCAATTGCATCATCAGATGCTTCTGCTTCGACATTTTCGGTTGGCTCAGATGGCTCCGATTGCTGTCTAGCTGCGCTAATGCGCTTTAATATTTCTGCTTCGCTAGATCCAGAATGGTTGTCTAGTTGCATATATTATAAACCTCTCAGTTTTTTATGTCTATTTTTGGCTTCTCTTTGCCTTTCGGCTTGATAGCCAGCGTCTATCTGTCGCTTAAGCTCAGATTCAATTGCTCGCAAAGTCTTTAATCTTCGCCATGCTTCATCTCTCTTTCTTTTTTGAAAAAGGTTGGTTGATTCAAAATCTTGAATTATCTTTGCTTTAACAATGGTTGTAGCCCTACGAAAAGCAGGGCTATCCAGCACCCTACGAGCCTCTTCTGCTTCTATCTCGATTTGGCTTTTATCGTTCATCTAGACCTCCAGGTAAGTCCCTTGATGACTTTTGCTCAAGCTCGGTTATGTCAAAAGCCAGATCATCTTTGTGTCTTTCTTGCTCATTCATAATCTTCTGAGATTCTTGAGCAGCCTTAACATTAAACTGCCTGATCTGCTCTTGAAGCTTAGCTATCTCTGTTTGCTGCTTACTTTGAGCTTCAATTAATTTAGCCTGGGCCCTTATTTGCTCGGCCTCTGACAAAGGATTTGCTGCTTGCTGTATTTGCAGTTGTAGCTGCTGATTAAGCAGTTGTAGCTGCTCATTCTGAGCTTTTAGCAATTCTTCTGGCACTGCCGGATTATTGACAACTTCGGATGCGTCAGAGAAACCTAAATCATCTGCTATACGCTCGATGACTGCGTATATCTTATCATCATCAACCAACGGACTACCCTGAGCCTTAAGTTGCTGCAGTAACGTGTACATGGCTTGTAAATCAGAAAGGCTTCTTTGATCTTCTCCTGCGCCAATACCAACACATCCGACAAGTCTGTGATTGTACTTCCATTCTGACGGATTGAATTTTAACTCCCTGCCTACAATTCGAGCCTCCATCTCTTGATCTTGAAAATGCATAACCATCCACAACGCACCTTCATAAAGCTCTCTAAATCCTGTTTCGGCAAAATTCCTGCCGATTAACTCTACTTTAGCTTGCGATGCGTCCTTTATCCCCTCGAATCTAGTTGCCGTCTCTTTAGCTATGGTGTCTGCGTCTAAACCCTGAGACGCCAATAGAGAGCCAGTTGATTGCGCTCTAGCCTGATCTAAATACTGGATAACTTGGAGTGCTTGAGGCGCTATTGACGGTATTTGTAACGGGAAAACTGCATCTCTTGGGTTTACGCTCTCATCATCCAGACGTACTGCTCCGCCTAAATCCATTGCGTAGTAATCATCAATATTAACCGCATCGTGGACTATGTTTCTTGGGTGGTTTACCTGATAAGTATTATCGAGCATTTGACGTGTAAGAACCGTCTTAACTCTCTGTGTAGTCGATGTTATCTCAGCTCGTGATAGCCCAATTACTGTATGAGGCATCATAATAGAGTTTTGGATTGCATAAGGTACGTGGTTAAATGGCTCATTCTCAATAATTCGATTGCCCGCAATCTGCACATGCCTGCGCTCTGGTATTCCATCTCCATCAAAATCAATTAATGGGTATAAATCAAAAATCTCTACCTCTTCTGAAGCCCAATGGTCTATCCCTGCGTCCGAATCATCGCCACCCTCTGCATCATGCCTTATAGCAGACATCCTTGAATTTTCTCTCATCTCATTACCGCCGCTTATGCTTGGCAGCATCTTTGCCAATTCAGGATCCATACCTTCGGCTATCAACT